GCTGCCGCCGTACGCGCGGAAAACTCCGGCCTTCGCCCCAGCGTCCCAGCTGCCGCCGCAGCGCAGGCCCCGTTCGGCTTCGCCGTTGTTCATGTAGAACCAGTCGCCGAGGTACGCGCCAGCGGTGCTGTCGTACTTCAGCAAACCGAGGGCCTGAAGGAGCAAGGTCGCTGCTGTTCCAACGCTGCTGTCTGCCGCGACGGATTCGAAAGAGCAGTCATGAGCGCCCTTGTTCGCATCGGTGATGGTTCCGGTGATCCACTTCCAAACGCTGCCCGTCCAGTCAAGCCGCAGGCATCCGCTGGTTGTTCCGCTGCCGTTCGGGGTGACGAGGCTGCCGTCGCTGCCGTTAACGGCTTTCCATGCTGTAGACGCGAGGGCCTGACTGATGTCACTGTCCGCCGCATCATTGTTTTCCAGAATCTGAAGCTCGCCGTTAACGAACCGGATGCCGCCTACCCACTCCCAGACGTTGCCGTTCAAATCCCATACGCCGGAAGGGGTTCCGTCGTGGCTCCAGCTCAGAGGGCCGGTTCCGGTGGCGACGCGCTGGATTTTGCCGTTGCTGTCGCGGGGGCAGGACGGGATGGCCTGATAGATGCTGTCGCCGATGTCCTTGCCATAGTCGTTGTTGCCCTTCGGCTGAGTTCCGTTTTTCTTGCACCACAGTGCCAGAGCCATCCACTCCATCCGGGTCATCAGATGCCAGCCGTGGCCCTTCGCAGTACAGGCCGCCAGCGCGTCTGCGCCGTAGATGTTATTCGCCGGGTCTTCCCCGGGCAGGCTGTAGGCACGTCCGCCCTGAACGATGTTCTGGTACTTGCTGACGTAGATGTAGTCGCGGGCTGTCCCGCCGACGATGAAAGCCGGGAATACGTTGGTAGAGCTGCCGAGGCCAAGCTCCGCGTAGGTCGCTTTTGGAATCTTGACCATTACGGACGGGATTCCTTTGTCATCAAAAATCAGTTCATTACTGGGAGCCAGTGCCTTGATCGCAAGAGCTGTCAAATCGAAGTTAGCAGGCATGATTCATTTCCTCCTCTTTTTTTCATTCGATAACCCAAAGGGTCAGGGTAACCTTATCCATATCCAGCGGCAGCGGGACGTGCTCCGTCTCGCCTTCTTCTCCGCCCTCCACGGGCACGTCCTCATACCGCCGCGCCGGGATATCAATCTCCGCCACATAGGCCCAGCCCGCCGCCGCGCCGATGCACAGCTCTTCATCGCGGTTGTAGCAGATGTCGATGTGGACGGGGTCGTCCTTTTCCCGCTTCGAAAGGTTGATGGAGAGGTCGTCGTCAAAAATGACCTTCTTTCCGCTTACCTCATAGGGGATGTGGTTTTCTTCCGCTTCCGGGGTTTTGTACTGGATAATCATTTGATAATTCCTCCAATCACGTAATATTTGACTGTTGCTGTTGCTGCGCTTCCTGTGTACTCCATCTTGAATCCGTTCACCGCTTTGTCGCTGATACGGATTTCTCCGATGTTTCCGGCGATGCTGGTTACCTCGGCAATGACGGTGTATTTCTGGTTCCGCTGGCGGTTTTCAAGACTGATCGTCTCGATGCTGTCGTTGAACGGGAATTTCTTCGTGTTCGAGAGGGTAACGGTTCCTTCCTCGCAAATCAGCGATTCATCCTGACTCTGCCAGATGTGCTGGCGGAGTGCGTTGAGGATAATCTTGCTGGCGGTGTCTCCGTCTGCGTTCACAATAATGATGTCGCTGTCAAGCTCTTCGACGTCACCTTCCAGCGCGTCGTTCAGGGCTTTGGCGTACTTCTTTGCCTGCGCAAGGGTAATAATATCCATGCGCTACACCTCCCGCCAAACGTCGTCCGGGCCGAGCACGTAGGTGTGCGCCATGTCCTGCGTATAGGCGATGCTCCCGGCATCTGCTGTGTTAGGTGACGGGGTGGTGCTTTTCGGGAGGTTTGTTACATCATCAGTGGATGAGATGATGATTTCACGGTACCTTCTGCTGCGCCCTTCTCCGCCTGTCTTTACGATCTGAATCATTCGTAGCCTCCAATCACCGCGTATTGCACGGTTGCTGATGCTGCGCTCCCCGTGAACGAGAGCTTGAATCCGTTGGTGAGCCTGTCGGTTACTTCGACTTCACCGACGTTTCCGTTTCCCGTAACGCTAACAATGACGACAACATAGTTCAGGTTGTCCCTCGCGTTTGCGAGGGCAACAGTGCTGACGCTGTTGTTAAACGGGAATTTCTGGCTGTTTGTCAGGGTTTTTGAACCAACTTCCTGAATGGTGGCTTTTTCGAGGTCTTCTGTCCGCCAGCCGATCTGTCTCAAGCCATTCAGGACGGCAGCAAGCGCAACGACGCTGTCGAGGATGCCCTTCTCCATGTTGTTAAAGTTTCTCGCGCTTTGCGGTGTGCCTTGCTGAATGACCTCGCCCTCCACTTTTTCGTGGGTGATCGTGCCGTCGCTGTTCGCGGTTTCCCGGTAGCGATTTTCGTACTCCGTTACATGGTCTTTCCATTCCGTAAATGGATAGTTCATAGCCTCTTTTCCTCCTTCCTCAGCCGTTTAGGTTTCATCTTCAACGATGGTAAAGGCGAACCGGTAGAGAATACCTTCCTGCACATCCGTGCGGGAAATGCTGTCTGCCTTTTTCGCCCAGAGGCTGCCGTTCCTGTCGTAGAGCTGAACTTCCGTTACGGTGATGTCCCCGCTCAGGCTGTGGTCGATCAGTACGTCAACCACCACGCGCCCGTCGTCGAGCAGTTTCGCTTCGACATTCTGCGCCGTGTAATAGGTTCCGCTTACCTTGTACTTTGCAGAGATAACCATCTTCCTGATGTGCTCTTTGATACCTGTCAGTGCTGCTGTCGTGAGCATGGTCTTTCTCCCTTCTCTGTGTTATAGGCTGCTGCCGCCCGTGTTCTGAGTGCCGCATTGGACGTATCTGTGTCGGTATCCGCTGGCGGTGCTGCTCGCTGTGAGCTGAGGCTTGTTTACGCTGACCTCAATCGTGGTGTCCGGGTGCGTTCCGGTGTATTCGCGTCCGGTCATCGGATAATCAAATCTGTATCCGGTTCCGTTGCTGTCAATCTCGATATCTGACCGCCCTATGCCGCCGGGTACGTTCCTGTACGGGATTGTGCCTGCCAGCGGTCGCAGGAATTTCCAGTACATGGTTTCCGTTTTGATGACGATCTTCCCGTTGGCTTCCGCCATCATTTCGCAGCTCATGTGGCTCTGTTTGTGAGTCAAAATGTAGTTGCGAACCTTCGACCAGTCGAGCGGCTGCGCGTCTGGCGCGTCTTCGATGTGAACCGCGAACGTGTATGCAGCGACGTGCTCATCTATCGTGGCGTGTCTCCCGCATAGCGCATATACCCACCTGTCCAGTGCCCAAGGGGTGAATGGTGCTGGCCTTGCTTCTGCTTCCAGCAGTCGCCGCCTCCGCGTCTCGATGTCGTCGCCGGGGTTCGGAGTAACCTTGTACCGCTCTTCCCAGTGCTCTATAAGCCACGTAACGCTTTGCGGGAAAAGCTGGTCAGGAAGTTCGTCTATGATTTCCCACAGCCTATCCCATTCCCGGCCTATATCCTCGAATAACCAGCAGCCGACATATGATTCCTCGTAGATAGGGGAGACCGTGCCGATCATCCGCTTTGCGCTTGTGCTCTGTACGATTTTCTCCCTGTAGGTCAGTTCGTCCGCCATTGCATTACGTCACCTCCGTAAGCGTCAGCGAAGTAATGGCTGGTAGGTCTTCGACGCCAACCGTGATATTGCTCCGTGCTCCATTCAACAGCAGCGTATTGTAGTCCGATACGCCGGGTGTTCTGGATAGTGCGCTGGCGATCTTTGTGTATTTGACTTCTTTCTCTTCCTTTGCCTCAACAAAGTAATTGAGCAGAGCTTCCCTGAATCCGCTGGTAACTGCAGCTATCGTGTAGCCCTCTTCCAGCTCGACGTTGGCAGTGAAATTCATGGTCATTGGCGTTGCGGTTGTAACCGTCAAAATTGCCCCGATAGGGGCAAGCCGCGTTTGCGGGTCTTCGTCTGTTCCCATGATGTGGTCGTAGACTTCTTCCTGCAGTGTGGAAGAGGCCGCTTCTCCCGTTTGGCTCAGGATGACTACCTTGACTGTTCCGGTTCCCGGCCCTTGCCATTCACGGATGACTGCTGCGCTTCCTACACCGTCCACCTCCAAGGCCCAGCGGATGTAGTCGCTGTCGTTCCCGATGTAGGAGACCTGCTTTGTGCGTTCTGCTGCTACAACGCGGA